ATATTAATTATTTTTAATAACTAAATATGATTAGTAATTATTAAACGTTAAATTAGTAAAAGTAGGAAACGTGTCACCATCAACACATTTTAATAATTGTTTTAATAAACATTGTTGGTGATACATATTTTGAACGTAGGTTGTGAAATCCGCCTGAGTTGTATTCACAAAATTATTATCAGCATCATCCCAAAATGATGAAATACTCAATGTTGTTGCCGTAAATTGGGTGTAATAAGTTTCACATTCAGGACAAGTTCTTGTTGTTGTAACACTACCCGTACCCATATAAACCCAATTTTGACCGTTTAAATCACCTCTCCAAACTCTACTTGTTGTTGATGAGGGTTGAGCAACACTAGTCGCATTAAAAGGACCCGCATTACCTCTTAGGTTTGATTTAGCTCTAGACTCAAACCATTGATATTGACTATCTCTATATAAATTACCAATCCAAGAAGTTGGTGTTGTGATTGCGTTGTAAGTTCCACTATAAACCAATATTTTAACATAATATTTCCCACTTCCATCAGCACCTGTTCGATACCAAGCATTTTGAATATCACCATCACTATTAGATTGAGCTCCAGCGTTTAACCAATTGTCACCCGGATTTCCACATATTGTAGCCGGTGGACCTACACTTGGTACTGTTAAACGGCTCGAATCACCACTACCTAACGTAATATAACCATTACTACCAATATAAAGATTTGACGACGGAACATTATTCATTTCAAATACAGTATCTAAAACAATTGGGTTAAGTGTGTGACCATCATCACCATACGAACCTGTAAATGTCCAAGGACCACTATACAAATTATAATCATTAGTATTTGATGGCCAACTCAAATTAACACTTGGGTTATACTGATACGTAATTGTTTCAGCATTAGACATATCATACCATTGACCGACTGATTTCAATAAAGCACCTACACTGTACCTATATGTTGATTCCATATCCGACCAAACACCACCAACCGGAGTTATAAATATATTTTCGGAGTTAGACCCAATAACTCGTTGGTAACAATAATCATAAAAATCAAAAAAATACATAAATCAAATCTCTTTAAAATTTATAGTAAACAATAAGTTGTTCCTGAATTCGGAATAAAGTTTCCATCATCATCAACCCATAATTCGTCAAAAGTATCACCATCAATAACTGACCACATATTTTTAATTGAACACATATATTCTTTCATTGCCGTGTCATAATTAGTAACTAATGTTTCTAAATCCGAATTTTCAAATGATGTCCCAAAATCATAAGTAACACTAACCGCACTAAATTGAATAGGTGGAAAAGGATTAATTACCATATTTCTTGTGTCTGTTGTTGTACCTGTTTGTTGACTCCAAGGACTGTAATTGTAAGCAAACTCAAAATAATCTTCATATGTCGGATATGATGACTGATTTGGTAAACTATAGTCATAATTTAATCTAAACAAATATATAGTTTTAACCAAAATAAAAAAATACTTTTCATATTCAATTTGTTTTTCAATCATATTAACCCACAAATCCAAATATGCTGGAGAACAACCTTGGTCCAAATTTTCAGTATAACCTGAACTGGCTGAAGTAATAAACCATTGATAAGTACCCTTATAAAACGCATCACGAGTCGCAAGTGCGGTTCCGAAAAAATCAGCCCAATCCGTAGGTAATGGTCCTCCACCACAACCAACTATCCCACCAGCATTACCTGTTTCGAGCCACGAATTACCCGCAAATAAGTAATAATCCATTATATCAAAAAAATACATAACTTAAAATATTAACATAAATCATTATCGTCTTGTTTATTAGGTCCACAGAATGGGTCAAGACTACCACAATCATTTAAATTCTGAGAATAACCACAAGGTAAATCAGCACCATTATTTTCAATAATTTCATTACCTGTCTGAAGTGGTGTATTAGTAAATACCCAACGTCTAATAGAATGTAATAACATATAATTATTCGACCAAGTAAATGGTTTCATAGCTAACACCATTTGATTTTTAGCTTCAATCATCGCATCTCTTTTTTGTCTAATCTCAACCAAAACATAATTATCAATATCATCAAAAAATGATGTTGACCAACTACTAGTAACCGGATTCCAAGCATAACCAACTGATGAAGTTACCGTTCCAACATTAATAATGTCACCGGGTTGTCCTGTAAGTGGTAAATCACCAACATCACTAACCGCCCTAATATATCGTATATCGTCAGTATACGCCGATAAAATTGACCCAACAGAACTAGTATACCAACCTTCAGTTTGAGACGCTTTAATATTTCTATAACCTCTAATTTTTAAAGGTCGACCTTTAAAGAAAAAGTTACCAGGAAATGAGTGTCCTTTAATATAATCAACTGTCGGTTCATTAAACCCAACATCACCACCACAAAAACCACTATATAAATTTAACGCATAATTCACCGATTCTTGTGTAAATGTAAATAAACCTTCACGAGTCATTGATACAATTGAATCCGCATTAATTGCGTTAGTATATGACAATTGAACATTTTCCTTACTTGTATAGTCACACAAACAATTAGGTGACCCAAATGATGTTAGTTCTTGATGTGTTGGTACATTGTATTCATCATCCATAAAATCAATTCTACCAACAAATTCATACGGATTACAACTCTTACTACAAGCACAAGATATATCGTAATTAATTTTTAAATTAACTGAAATATCAGAATCTAATAAACTAACTTCAGACCCACAATCAGAAGTTATTGTAATTTTATTAGTGTTAGTATTTATCGCAACATTACCAATACCTTCATAAGTCAATAATAAATTTCTAACAGTAGTTGCGAATAACGTTTCACTTGGCGCATCAGTCAACGATGTACTTGTATAAAATATTGAGGTTGCACTAACACCACCAACAATCGTGATTGCTTGAAAAATCGCTTCATTTAAAATACAATTTTCTTCATTGGTTATTAAATCAGCATAACCCTCATTTAACATTAATAACGGTGTTTTTTCTAATAATTCACCATTATTAGTAAAGTCATCATCACATAAATTATATAAACTATAAGTAACACTACAACTAACCCCAACAAGTATTATTGTTTTAATTTTAAAACAACCATTATTATCAGTCACTTTAACAGTATAAGTTCCTGCGGACAATTCTGTGACAAGTAAACCTGTTTGACCATTAACGTTGTCACTCCACTCAATTGTGTAAGGTGCTTTACCCGTAGTTATGAATAATTCAATAAATCCACCATTAGATAAAGTAGGATTACCTGAATTATAAATAAAATCAACACCATCTGAGGTAGTAACAAACAAAGTTGAAGATTGGATACAATTTTCACCTGTGTCAGTAACGTTCACGGTATAACTACCTGAAGGTAACGAACCAAAAGTCGCCGTAGTTAAATTAGTTTGTTGACTTTCACCATTCAGTTCATATATATATGGACCTGTACCTCCAACAACGTCAATTTTAACAATACCATTATTTTTAGAACAAGTAGTACCCGTGACATCAAAATCAAAAGTAAAAACTTCCTCATTTAAAATTGTGTATTGATTAGTATATTCACACCCACTATTGTCAGTTATTGAAAACGTATAAGTATCTGATGCTAATTGTGTAAAACTGTATGTTGGTAATGTCGTACTAATAGAACTTTCAACACCAGTTGAGTTAACTATTGAATAAACATATGGTTGACTTCCGTTTGAAACGTTAACATTTATTGACCCTTGATTATTACCACACTGAGAATTGGTCGTTGTTATTGACACTATGTTAAACGATGATGGTGTTATTAACGTAACATCACCTGTAAACGAACATAAACCAGCATCTTGAATGAAATAAGTGAACGTACCCGCACCTAACCCAAAAAAACTAATATCTCTATCGAAAGTAACCGAAGTTGTTCCGTTTGACCCTGAATAAAAAAATGGTGGAGTCCCACCTGAAAGTACAATACCAATTGAACCATTACTACCAAAACAAGCCGGTTGAGTAACAAAAACACCCGCTTGTCCGACTAAAGGAACTTTTAATACTTCAGCAGTCTTATTAACAACACATCCTGAATTATCACTAACAGTTACACTATAAGACCCAGAAGTTAACCCACTTATTGACGATGTTGTTTCACCATTAGACCATAAATAAGTGTAAGGCGGTGTACCATTAATATTATTAATAAAAATTTTACCCGAATTAACGTTACAACCCGCGTCATTAACTACAAATAATTCATAATCTAAATTTGTTGAATCTTGTATAATTACACTATTTGTAGTTGCGGTACATCCTCCACTATCAATAACTTTAATATAATACGTTCCCGCGGACAAATTATCAAATGAACGACCTGAATTTAAATTGGTGGTTCCTGATGTGATATACCCTAAAGTTGAGTGATATAATAAGTATAAATTACTACCATAATCATATTGTGTAGTGGCCGATAATGAACCATTATCTAAATGACAGACGGTATTTGTTACACCGGTAATTGTTGAACACAACCCACTCGAAATATAAATTGAGGCTAAGACCTTGGTATTATTTGGGGTAATACAACTATCAACAATATTAAAGTTGTACGTTCCCGCAGTTAAACCCGTTTCGGTATATGCACTGACACCAGGCCCTAATAAAACAGTATTACTAAATGGGAATAACCACTCAATTGAGTAAGTAGGTGCACTACCCGTAATCGTTATCGTGAATGAACCCCCACTAAGATTACTACAATCACCTGTTATTCCTGAAAGACTATATGCTAAAGTACAACTCATTAATTACAACATAAATTTAAATTTATTCCGACATTAATTCTAAACCTCAAACCCTGACCATCTTCAGAACATATTGAATTATAAATAACCACTTTACCATCATTGGTTAAAGTATAATCATAACCTTTAGTTCCTAAATCATCTAATGCAATAACTAAAGCATTATACCATTGAGTATTAGTCGGTGAACTGAATGCCGATACGTTATAACCCGACCCATTAAAAAACTTATTTTGTACTATAATAGAGTCATTTAATCGTAAGTCAACAAACCATTCAGTTTGAAGTGCATTTAAATTACAATTGTCCGCAGTTTTATCAATTGATGTTAAATAATCGGTAATTACTTTACCTAAAATACCTGAAAACGATGTAATTGTTGCACTTGTTCCTGACGGATATATAGGACATTCAACACTTTGGATAGGACAATCAATTGGTAAAAAGTTACTAACCGTAGAACAAGGTTTACAAGGTACAGGAACAATTTGACACCCTCTCTGTCTCCTCCAAGCGTGTTTTTGTCTATGGAAAACCGAGTTTTCATATTTAACACCTGTGTTCCAAATTGTGGATGCCGGTATCATTTGTTCTACCAACCTAATCCAATAGTCACCCAAACCATTCACATATTGTATCATAGTATCATATGTGAAATTATTGTTTTCAACACCAATAGCCTGTTCAGATAGTAGATATTTCCAATAAATTGACTCTAAAGTTGGGTAACCCATTGACTTACCGTTAGACATATATTGTCTATTTCTAACGTTAATCATATTCTTCCAAAATGATTGAGCAAATTCAAAAAACGTTTGTCTCTTTGGTTTTGGGTCAATTTCAGTCCAATCCACACCACCTCTCATTGGATATTGTACGTTTGGAAATGAAGCAGTAAACTGAGTGTTACTCATTTTCATAATATTGGTCGAATACGGTGTTGGGTCACAGTGTGTTGGTGCCACGTAGAATAACCCCTCATTTGGTATCGGATAATTCACCTCTCTTGACATATACCACACATCATAAACCAAACCTTGAGCAGGATTCATATGTAAATCAATATTCTTAACATTCAATACTAATTTTTCATCATCAACAATATATTTCGAATTATAACCACCATCTAAATTAGCTCTAGTTCCAACTTCATTAATCACCCAACTTTTATTATTATCAATAGTTTTAGTTAAATTATAACCTAATGACATAAATGGGAATCTTCTAAATCTATTAAGATAAACTTGACCGTAAGTATAAGGTATTAAACTTGTTTGATAATTAGGGTTAGTACCAACAAATGTACTACTTGTTATACTAACCTCTTCGGGTGCTCTATGTGATGGAGTTTGTTCGAACCATCCACTACCAATTTGGAAATAATAACTTTCACTGTCATCAGGAGCCATAGGATATCCATAATCATCCATTGGAAATTCACTTCTTGTTAATGAAACATCCTTAACTGAAAACTCCGTGGTAAACCCTGTATATGTCACACCCTGAAATGTAAACACGTCATTAGCATCCAAAACAATTTTTTCTTCCACATAAGTACCCCCTGAAATTTGAGCGTATTGTGAATTAAATTGGCGTAAATTAATTGGTCTATCAGCTAAGTAAACATATTCATTAAATTCAACTAAAGCATCAGGAGCACCAATCAACCTCATTAAAGTTTCAACCGATTTACGTGTACCTTTTGATTTAAACAAATACGCCGAATTTAAAATTAAATTTCTAAAATATTGATAATTTAGTTCATCCGGTGTTAACTCAGTTTTAGTTCCCGAAAATTGAGATTTATCGTGATTTTTTTCACCAAATACCGACTTTAAGAAATCATCTTTAGTTATTGGTGAAATATTTGTATTCCAGCCTAATGTTTGGGCTAAATTTTTAAGTAATTGTGACGGTATGTCATTACCAATATTATAATTTACCGAATTCATATACGCCAAAGCGTCTATAAATTTCTTAGTTTCATCAAAACTTCTACCGTATATTTGTAACGTCTTTTCAGTTTTTTGCCCTATAGTATCAAACTCTTTAAATGAACCTGTAGTTAAAAATCTTGATATTAAATTTGTTTTATATCCATCAATGTTTTCTACTATTTCATTTAATCGTTCCAAATATAGATTAAACGAACCTGTCATAATATCAATATTCCAAGAACCATTTAAAGGCCAAGTCAATTTTTGTTTAGTTGAAATGTAAGTACCATCGTCATTTTCAACAGGAACTGTAAAATTACTTGTATATATAGGATTACTCTGTCTATTTAATAAGAATTTCTCAACCTCATCAAAATTCTCATTAAAAACTTTACTTACCTCATAATCATTAGGTCTAATAACTATATTCTGAAAAACTTCAGTATTATCACCAAATGGTTTACCACTAACTGACACCGTTAAAGTTCCGGTGGTTAAAGAGTTAGTTGATTGAATATAGATAATGTCATACACCTCGTTTTGGTAATACATAACATACCTACTATACTCAACAGTTAAATTTCTTAATGGTGATACAGGTATTTCTCTCAACTCTAAGTTTCTTGTTGAGTCATTCGTAAAATCAATATCAAATTGATTTCGTAATCTTGTAATATCTAAGTCAAATGTTGTTGTATCGTTTAACTTATTATAAAGTATGTTATTAGCAGTTTTACCTGTAACATAATTAACCCCAACAAATGTTGACTCAATCGCCGCAGGGAAATAACTAATTATTTTTTGAACTGACACGGAAATTCTTTTAGTTAAAGAACCATACAATGTAAAATTCGTAACCTGACTTAAATCAAAATTAGGGTAAACTTTAAAGTTATTCTCAAATACTTGTTTTGATTGAGCAATATCAGCAATACCTAAATTAGTTAAATTTATTGGTTCTGAAAATGTTCCCGTAATAAAGTTACGGTTATTCTTTTCAGTTATTGATGTTACAAAATTAAAATTACCCTGCGTTAATCCACCACCCTGTACTAATTGGAATCCAACTAAATCGTCAGAGAATGTACCAGCACCTGAAGCCGGTGTAGGGGGACAAGTATATTTTTTAATCGCCATTATTGTGTTATATTTGTGAAGTTTTTACTGAAATCAATATTATCATTTCTATCTTGTCTAACTTCATATAATAATTTATTAAATTGGTCTCTAATTTCGTATAAGTTGTATTGTCTGTAAATGTTGTTATTATTGTCGTACATCGTGTAAATACCATCATCCATAGACTTAGTTTGATTACCGAATAGAGCGATAGCCAATGTTGAGAAATCGTGTTCCGCAATTTCAACATCCAATGTAACAGGGTTGAAAAACGTATTTGAAATAATTACATTTTGATTCGGTTGTCCGATATATGGTATTGATGTTGGTCTGTTAGTAGGTGACGTTGACGGTGATAGAGTACAGAACATAATGTTAGTTACAGTATCGGTGTATCTATATCGTATTGATTTTTGTGATGTGTTGGTTAAATTATCAATCACCGGCTCACAATAAAATGATGAGGTAATTAACCTAAAAAAATTAGGTATTTTAGTACCGTCAGAATTTAAATATTCAACTCTAAACCCAACCAATCCTTGAGTTACAAATTTATTTCGATATGCCGAAGGAACTTGATTTAAATCAAATATAATACCCCTAACATTTGGTAATGCCGATAACACCCCACAATCTAAAATTTGTGTTCTTATTTCAGCAGGTCTAATAAATAAGGTATATATACCTATCTTATTAAACTGTTCCGCTGGTAATCTTAGATTATATAAACCACCTAAAATTTCAACGCTATTATTACCCCCAGTTTCATTATTATGAAAATAAGGTCTTAATACCGCAGTAGAATCTAACTTAGTTAATACAAAATTATCCGTTTCATCCCTAGATGGTGTATAATTTAAAATTATATCAACATCTTCAGGTGATACATCAGCCGGTCTTATTGTTCCATACGTTCCTGTTGCCATTATTTAATCTCTTTTAAATAAATATCAATTTTATGTTTTTTATTGGATTTCATTAACTTTAAAAAATCCATAACCATATTTTTCGAGGTCACCCACATTATCCACCTCACCCATTCTCATTAAAGCCTCAAGACCTGATTGTTTACCTCTTTCGATAAATATATCCGACTGTGTAACGGGTTCGTCAATAACATTAAGTAATAACTCATTTTTTGTTATACCCGAACAAACTATCATATCTGATGTTATACCTGAAGATTCAACGATAAAAACAGTTGTTCCATCAAAATAATCAAAATATTTAATGTCGTTAATCGTGTACGCAGTATATAAACCATCACCTGATGGTCCGTGAAATGTCCCAATTGTGTTAGTATCCGCAGTAATTTGAATTCCCATTTTAAATCGTCCATCAAACAATGACGGATTAAACTTACTACCGTAAACCTCCAAGTCATTCATCGTTGAATTAGTGTAACCTGATATTTTAAATGGTATAGTTGTAAAGTTTCCACTAGTTTGTAATTCAACATCACACACAGAATCCCCACTGAATATATAATCATAACTCAAAGGTGTTCCCGACCAACTACCACCAGCTGGTATAAAATGAGCAATCCCTTTTGGATTTGTTATTGTCACAGCACTGTATGGTACTGTTACATCTTTCGTTATTAAATTTACACCCCAAGGACTCATACCTGACATTGTAATGGTAAATTGACCTTGTTGTGTATACGTGTGAGTGTAATTATTCGGTAAAACACTATTAACCGTCATCGGAGGTGAACCATCACCCCAATCTACCTTATATTCCGAAAATGACAAATATTTTTTAAATTCAGTGTCTGAGGTATTATAAAAATAATAGGTATTTGGATTTGTGGTTGTGGCGGAAAATAAAAAATTAGTCATCGTTTCTTGTTGCAATACCATCCCATCAAAAACTGAATATATACCAATATCGGTTGTATTCTCAGTAATAAAGATAGGTATTGTCAGACCTGTTAGAATTGAATTATACTCTTTTGTTTTCGTATTGAAGGACCCACCTGACAAAATTTGTGTCATTGATGAATAAGCGTACGTTTGACCACTAAAATATTTAGTCACCGCACTTGTGTAAATGTCACAACAATAAACATACTCAGCGTTTGTTGTATCACTGTTACCCGTATAATTCACTAAGAACAAATCGTTCTTAATAACTTCAGGGGTTATTCTATAATGAAATATTCTTTCTTCCATTTTTAAGGTTGGTTAACGTACTCATACCATTTTATGGAACTAGTTGTCCCTACTCTATTACTAGTTGTGTCATATATTGAATATGTGTATTTATTATAATCCAACACCACTTTGTAATAAAAATATTTAGTTTCATCAAATAAAAATTTATTTGGTAAATTAGATTGAGGCGTTGTCATCATTCTCATAAACCCACCAAGTCTACCATTAAAAAACTTAGCACTCATATAAAAAGTTGAGATATCTATCGTATTCTTATCCCTAATCCAATAAATAAAATAACCTTCTTTATCACCGACAAAATCAAGTTTAAATATTGGGGTTTTTATATTAACATTAGGAATGATTGGTGATATACTAGCAGATTCAGTACCCCCTTGTTGTGTAGGTATTATTATTGTAAAAAATAATGTTTGATTAGCACTTTCATTAGTATCATAAAAATCTAATTTAAAAAATGACTTGGTAAATGGTTTTTCATAATAGTAAATCTGATTTGATGTGAACCCTTCGTTAAGGTAAGTCGGTGACCAATCGGTTGATGTTGCAACTAAAATGTCACTTCCCGTTCCTGGATTATTATCAAAGAAATTAAATTCATAATTAAGGTCAGTTTTGGTATTATTAGTATGAAAATCGTGTGAAAATCGTATAATCTCATAATCTCTTGGACCACCAATAATCTGTTCGATAACATCTTCCTCATATAATTCAATACTTTCATCCCTCCCTTGGAAATCCCATTTAATTTCTAACGGTATATTAATGTACTCATCGTTTTCCGGTATGGTAAATCTATAACTATTCACAGGCATCAATTGTTGGGTCTTCAATTAAATTATCACTAACAAAATTAGTTCCTTCAGGTATTATCCTAAATATGTAGTTTTTATACGGGTAATGTTTACCATTTAAAAATGGATAATCAACGCCTCTACCATCTTGGTCTAAAAAACCATAAGTGTAAATATCTCTCCAAATAAAAGAATTACTATAAGTTGAAAAGTATGAATAATCAGGTAAATTCCCTGTATTAAGACCACCATCTTCAATGTAATCAGAATAAACTCTAATTGTCATTTTGTGATGTGGTTGATAATAATAACCCATCAAATTATTATAATTTTGAGTAGGATTTTCTCTAATATCAAAATTATTGTTATTATAAACAAACTTATGATATGGCATTGAGATAGTTCTTTCCATTTGGTCGAAATCATTCCACTCACATAAATCACCATCAATCACATCCCCCTTTTTTAAAGAATTCACATAATTAAAAAAGTATGTAGTACTATTACCCCCAACATTAACTGTTTTAGAATAAGTACCCATACTAAATGGTGTTGACGAACTAATATTAGTTTTATCCCACCAAGGGTCAGGTTTACCATTAACTAAGGGTAAGTTAAATTCATAACCTTGCTTTAACTTATAACCGGGATTAAACATCCATCCAAAATAACCTTTCCAAATAACAGTAAAAAATAATTCAGTTATAGGTCTTTTTTGATTATCTCTTAATGGTTTTAAATCAAAATCAGTATTAAATGATAACGTATATGATTGAGCACCTTCCTTAATTGAAACTCTTTCGATTTTATTTGGTGTGAAACCACTACTTTCAAATTTTTTTGTTTTACCAAAAACATTTTGTTCGAAACCTGATTTAACTAAAACCGCATCGTTTGGATTTGATAAAATTTTTAATTCTTTAACGTAATAGCTTGAGGTTGTATCAACAGGATTATTTATGTCAATAACTCTCTTAAAAGTACCTTTCTGTCCGTTAAAAAACACATTACCCGTAAACCCATAATTGAAAATGTTGAACACGTACTCATCACTTCCGGAAGACCCGTCTCCAAACGAATACACCTCAAAATAATCATTACCTAAGTAACTAAAACTAAGTTTAACATACTCACCCTCATTCAATCCGTGTTTAACAAAACATTTAAAACTAACCAAACTATTACCACTATCAATAATATTGGTAACAATAAACGGAATACCATCACCCGACACCCAAGTAAACGGACCATTAGAATTATTACACAATAAATTTTTACTGTAATTATTATTAAACGGATACGTTAAAAAATGATTCCAATTATATGTACTAGCACTTTTAGTTACAAAATCTAAATGATTATTTGGTGGTATTGTGTATCCTGAAATATTATAGTCATTTCTAATAAAATCAAACTCATTATATTGGGGGAAACCTTTCCACCATATTGATTGTGGGTCACTTAAACATTGTTGTTTCGCTAATTCTTTAACATCCACATAGTACAAATTATTTTCAAATGGTTCATAATTAGTTTTACCTGTGTAAGCATTTTTAAATAAAATAGAAAACTTTCCTGTTGGTCTAAACGTTGTCGATTTCTGTCTTTCGTTATCAAAAACTTGTTCTAAACTAACATTCGCAGTTCTATCATATTCAGTAATTTCTTTTACACTTTGTACTAAAGGTATTTGTAAAGCTGATGATAACTCAGGAGCCGACTTATACCTTAAAGTACTTAAAACAATTCTTATATCTTTATTATTACCCATTTCTTAATCTGTTAACACATCCGTATCTATCCATTTTCTAGTAAATCTATCAAAAGCCGATTTACCTTGATTTAATCCAAAATAAAAGTAAAACGGTGCCCCTGTATTCACAACTCGTTCAGACTGTGGTACGTTAGCTCCAGGTGTATTAACATCCCAAAATTGAGTATCCCCACTTTGACCTGGTGGTGTCGAGTTACCTACTGAATAAATATTACCTCTATAATATTTTGTAATCAAACTACCTTTTGTTCTGAAATATCTTGATGATTTTAACAATCTATCCAAATTTTGATAACCGTAACTAAAAAACGTAGTCGCCGAATAAGGTTCTGTCGACCAATCATTATATTGACTACCAAAAATACTGTCAGCTGGAAAATTAGCAGGATATAATGGTTTACCCGAATCAAAATCTTTATCTTCTTTATAGTTTGGTTTTATAAACCATTGGTAATAAGGAACCGATTGTGTTCTAACTTTAAAGTATTCAAACGCACAATCTTGTTTATCAATAGTACTCTCATCCGTAATTATCGTTCTCTTTGGTGTTACATAATCTCTAATTTGTGTATTAGACGAGTAATATATCCCAATCACACAATTACTTGAATCAGCCCCATTATAAAACACATCAGTACAACTATCATAGTTTTCATCACTAAAACCAACAGTTCCAAGTTCCGAATTGATACTCACCATCTGAGCATAATCACCATCAATCTTTAAATTTTTTCTACTAAAATATGTTAAAACCTGTCCTACACCTGCAACCGCCAATATTTTATCTAACATACTTTTATTTATAAGTCTTGAAATAATAAACGTATTTAATAAATCTGACACATCCTTGAATGTCGTAGTATCTAAGTTTTTCATAACGTATCCGTCATAATCATTAGAGAAAACTATTTCTTGAGTGTACGAATCTCTAGGACCCATATCTAAAACCGTTGTTGGGAACATTAAGTTATTTACGTTCCCACCAAATTCTTTACGTGTAAACCAATTCTTAGGGTTTTTTCGACCAACAAAACTATTATCAGAAGGATTATAAGGACTACTTCTATAGTAGAAATTATTACTATCTTGATTAAAATAAACGTTGTTTTTACAATAACAATTATAAGGTTTATTTCTATTTTTAGGGTTATCCTCAGTTGGACTTGTAAATCGTCTTGAATTTTTAAATGAAAATGCGTATAGTGTTCCGTTTATCCAATTATTTGTGAAATAGTGTGAAAAAACGTTTCTACAAGCCGCAAATGTTATAACCATTCTAGCCCTCCATTCGGTTAATAATTTATAGTCTAACTTTAATGTTTCAAAAGGAACCGTTACTAGTTGATAACATCCCGAAGTAAATATTGGTTCAGGTTGTACACCATATTCAGTATTAGAACCTACAGGTAATCTGTTACCCCAACAATCAACAGGAGCGTTAGATATTGTTTGTTTAAGTTTATTATCTGGGATTGGGTTTTGAAAATCTCTAGGAACAAATGTGAAATTATTATTATGAATGAAATAACAATCTAAAGGTATTAATCCCTCACACGTAAATGTACTAAGTATATCAGCACAAGTTGATTCAGCATTCGCTGCCGCACTATCACCTGAGTTACCAACACCAGATACTGAAGAACCACCACCTGTTTGAATCGCACTACCATCATCACCTATTTGGAAATAAGTAAAATTATTATTTGCCATTAAAGTGTAACTAACATTTTTTATATTTTTATTAATTTCTTCAGATGATGATGAAGGTAATCTATCTGACCTCATCACTATTTGTCTCCCACTAGTTCCCGAATTTACCGTTATTGGATTAATTGCACCTACACTCTTGTAAGTGAATGAACGATAAATACAATTACCACCAGGTATATAACCATAACCTGCTTGTAAACGTGATTCAACGTAATAATAATATGTTGTAGCAACACCGTGAATGCTTGAGCTACAACAACTTGGAACTCCAAATGTGGTACAAGCCTTAATACAATCACCTTGTACTGACGCATTAAAATAACGTCCACCACCAAGTCTATTACCACTATTTGATAGTAAATTAGCCGACGCATAATTACCCCCCTCAATTATTTCTTTATCAAAATAACCCCTATTAAATTTAGAGTATATAGGTTGAGTGTCAGTACCTAAATCCGCAAACGGGTCATTATTAAACACCTCTAAACCTTTTGTAAAAAGTTTTCTAGAATCAATATCAGTATCAGGAAAATTATAATCACTTTGTCGTGTAACAGTTGTTGCAAGTGCATTAGCACCATTTCCCGCATTACTAGCCGAAGCGTTACCATAAATTCTAAGACCCTTACCAATAGAACTATTTTTATCGTAAGTTCCGTTAAAATAACCTGGCGAACTATTAAATAAATCAGCACCATAATCTTCATCAATAAATGAATAATAAGTACAAGCGGTTGTTGTAAATGATTTAAAATCACAATAACCCGCAGGTCTATAAAATGGGTCCTTATCAGCAGGATTATATGGTGAAGGTCCGTTAGGATTTGGGTCACCATTCGAATCAAAAAAACTTTCAGGGTCATCAGCAGGACCAAACGCCGGACTATTCGCGGCCGGTTTCCACATTATTGTATCGTGAAATAATGATACATTACTATAGGAATCTTTAACATTACTCGGTTGTGTATTATGTTTAACACATCTAACACCTCCTTGAATTGGAATGTTCATCCTCATATTATCCAAAGAAACCACTTTTTTACCCCAAGTTGACTGACCATATAACTTACTTAAATCGTATGATATTCTTGTTTTCGGTGAATTAGGGTCAACACCCCTAACAAAAAACACAACTCTTAAATTATCCGAATCTTTAAAATACTTACGTATTGGATAATGAGGTGTTGAGGTCAGATTACTATAATAAGCACCATACCACGCCTGTAAATCGTAACTAAAAGCATTAAAGTTACCGTAATTAACGGTAACATCTTGAGTTGCCGCGATATAATAACCCCCATTAATCACCCTAGTATAAAATGAATTTCCTAAATTAGGAGATAACGCTAATACATCAACAACGTATTTAGATAATGATTCATTATGAATGACTTGAAGGTATTCTAAGTCAATATTGAACTTGTGATAGGTTGATTCAGAACTACCTGTTACTTTATACGTTGTAGATAAATTTGAACCCTGACCTGTATTCGCAAACCCTTGATTAGGGTCAGCATAATTAATTGTAATTGTTTCCACATTTATTTTAAGGTTACCATTATATGGTACTCCAATAGTTTTACCAGTAATACTATTAGTCCCTAAATCATTTGAGGGTATCACGTTACTCAAATTCGTATCTTGAGATTTTGTAGGGTCAACAGTTGTAAACATACCTCCAACAGGGAAAGTTGACGCCTCACTAGCATCCATAACAACCGCAATAACATTATCCATATGACAATTAGTGTTTGGTAATGTTGATGATGTACCTAAATCACCACCATTCATTGCGGTATTAAATCTAACACCAATTCTATTCACACCACCACCCGGATTATCAGACGATGAATCAAAATATTTAGCTTTAACATTAAACAAGTTAAATCTTTCGTGCCAAGGTAAATCAGTTGAGTTTAGAATAATTTTATTATTACCATAATCATAAGTAGCCATTGACCCAGGATTTCCTTTATCATTAGTCGTACCTTTAGAATAAACACCACTAATAAATAAATAATCGTCAGATTTCCACGGAGTAAATGAACCAGGACTACTATCAGTACTATTATAAGGTCTAGGTCCATACATCGCACCAAGTGTAACATCAGCATATACTGAATTACTTGATTGATTTGAAATATCATTTGGGTCCGGTGGTGTTTTTTTAGGTTCTTCAGGGTCACAAGAACATAATTCACAATCAGGATAAGTCATATTAGGTAATGGTAATGTAGTGTTAGCACACTTATCTTCCAAATTTTTAACTTTTTCTTTTAAATCATTACATTTTGGATTAGCCCAAGTATCAAATGGATGCCAACTAAAGAAACTGTTATCAAACCCAACTGTTGCTAACCAACACCAAAAATCCCTTAAAAATCTCATAATAGGTAGTATTATTTTACATAATACCCACATATATAAGTGAAAGACAAAAATAACAATAAATAAAATTACATACGCTATTATCATCAATACTTGAAATAATATGAATATGATATCAATCCTATACATACCGTCATTAGATGGGAACTTATTGTTTGTTGATTCACAAGTATCATCTAATATATTTTTAATAGCAATAATTCTATTATTCGAATCTCCTCTACGAAACTCACTAATTAATTGAGACACTGTATACACTTTATTATATTGCATCTCAAAGAACCTATCTTGACAATTTATAGCCTCTAATATCATTGATTGACCTAAAGGTGTTATATTCCCTAAATTATCAGTTTGACCATAATCATCCCAATCAAGACTAAAAGCATACGACGCTTTAGCAGCTCTCGCATTATCAGTTAAAGGTAATGTACTAGTATAATCACAAGGGTTATCAAGATTACCAAACTTACCCGTACTACCCGCAGGTCTTCCTGTTAATGGGTCATTACCACTAGGTGATGTCCACCCATATTCTTTGATATTTGGAACTAAAAAATTAGCCCTTTTTATTCTAGCACCCAAATCTGTTGGTTGATTCCACATCACCTTAAATCTATACCTACCTTTAGTTGGTATACCTTTTTTAGGGTCATTTGATAATACTTGTTCACCAAATTCATTGGTAACAACGTAATCTAAATTCATAGGAACATCAAACATCCACGCACCATTATCATCTATAACTTGACCACCTTCCTCAAATGACGCAACTTCTAATGCCGGTCGTCCATTGATATCGGTTTTAATTGTCTGTCTTATCGCTTGGATTTGACCCGGACCTGTAACCAAAGAACATAAACTACCTGATTTTAATGCGGGTTTACATTTAAGTTTTAAAGCGTGGTCTTCATTTGATGATATTATTGACCCCATAAAAATTGAGGTCGGCTGAATATTAATATTTTTCTCAGCGGATAAATCAAAATCCGTTCTTGTAATACCAACCTCACAAACATTCTCATCACCCCAAAACGGTTCAACCGTTATATTTCTATTAATGGTTATAATTTGAGGTAATTCATTTAAATTACTAGATGATTTGAATTTAGTACCATCCACTTGTTGTGGTGTTGCTATACCCATTCGTATCATATCTTGAGGTGATAATGAAAACTCGCCTATATCCGATAAATCAATATTAACAACAACAGTTTGAGACCCAAGAGGAACTCCTAATATCATATAATCACCACTTTCGTTTGTAACTGAATTATACTTATAATATTTGTCGTAAATTTCAACTTTAGTTGAATTAGTTAAAACCTCGTTACGGGTAAAGAATGAACCTGTTGGTACGTGATTACTGTACGATTGTTCTGACGGTAATAAGTTGTAAAGGAATCCGTCACCATTTAACTGTGTTAAGTTTTTATAAGGATATAAATCAGCAATTATTGGATTATTAATTACATCAGCATCTGATAATGGTACAAATACCGAAATTTTCGCATTTGGTATTCCAAAACCATTATTAACACTCACCCTACCAATGATGACACCATAATCAGAACATCTTCTGTTATAAACATCACTTTGAAGTACTTTGATTGATAACACTTCAAGTGATTCAAAATCTTGGTCTAACTTAACTCTAATTGATTTATCAACACCTACCGTTGTTCTTATTCTGTATGAATTTGACATTATTTTCTTTTAAAATAAATAGTTTATATACTATTTTTAAAAGATAGTCCATAAATTTTCAAAATAAATCATCAACTAAAATTAGTTGCTGATAGATTCTTAACTCGGATGTTAATGTCATTACCAGGATATCTAATTTGGTATGTTTGACTTGGTTCTGCAAATATAGTTTCATCAATTAATTCAATCTCTCTTGTATCTTTATCAAGATATCTTTGAGACGTTTGAGATGACGAATATTGACCCCCAACTTTATTAAATACGGATATACCCGCAACACTTACAACACCATTAGTTGCTTGTATTAATCTTCTAATTTCAGACACATTAACATTCTCACCCATTTGTCTATTACCCGGTTCGAAATAATCAGATACAATATTAATTACTTGACTAATTAATGAACCTTGGTTTTGACTACTTTCCAAAACAACATCAATAGTGAAAGATAAATCTATAACATTCGCAACCTGAACCGATATGTAGTCATTCATCATTCGATAGTTAGATAGATAATTAGCAACATTGTTTTTTAACGTATCTGAAACAATTTCAGTTAACTTACCATTCTCATCGTATGATAACATTTTAATAATAATTTTGTTGTTTTCTTCAGTAATTGCGACTTTAGCAGGAGCACCGAATTGTGATGGCATTGTTCTAATTAAAGAGTCATAATCGTTAACCGTAACAGCTCTGTTTTGAGCCGAGAAGTTAAACCCAACTAAGTTTCTAACTTCTTCTATTGTTGGGTAATCAGCCCCACCAATCGCGGCAGTTACGTTATTACAAGACAATGAGTTAACAACATTCGTGTTTACTGACTCAGATGGTCCGTTAACAAAAAACGATACTGTACCAATTTGTGTTATAACATTAACACCCAAGTTACTAACTTGACCTCCACCAACTCTATACTGAACGAATAGTGTTGTATTTGATTTTAATGTACTACCTAATGCGAAGTTATTTGAATATTTGTATAAATTTAGATTATACCCGTTTCTAGCAAACTCTCTTAATTGTTCGTCAGCGGATTGACTACCACCACCAAATGTCATTTTAAAATAACCTTCAGGTGTGAATTCACTAATAAATTTATTAGTTACCGACAGATATTTACCAACTTTAATACCAGGACTATCCGAAACTTTAGTTGGGTCTTCAACAAATACTCTATCTTCAGCTAACGCTTTAACTTCATACCATCTATTATCTAAACCTAAGAACTCTTGGTTTGAAGGAACATTACCGTATTGTGTACCATCTTTTAATAATACACTTGTCACACCTAAAACATTTTTGTCAGGTAAAAACACTTCATAGAAAGGTTTAACATCGTTAGGTGTTATTACCTTTTTAAAAACCTTTGTAACACCATTAACTACGGTTTCTCTTTTAACTATAGTATAATTAATTAACTTATTGTTCGAGTCAAAATTAGGGATTTTTAAACGATTAGGAAAACCATCCCCACTAATCGGTGATGCAAAATCAATATCATATACAGTCTCAAAAGCTTGTCCAGCACCATTTACCTGAGAACCTCGTCTTAATATACCACAGTATCTTAAATCTTCCTTATCTCCGTAAGCAGGAACTGTTATTGACAAATCAACTAAGGCAACTGAAGGTCTTTGACCCGGTATTTTTAAACCATAGGTTCTTGCTATATTATATATTGAAGACCTTTGTTGAGCATATTGTAATACCGTTTCCTGAATACTTCTATCAATGTTGAAATGTAGATTATCCGTAACCGCGGCATTCAAATCTAAAAACACCGAGAAAATCGCAGCATCATTTACGTTCTCAATTAAATCGGGGTAATACGTTCTTGTAAAATTAATTAACTCAGTTCTTATTGACTGAAAATCTCTTGTAGTATACGAAATCTTTTTATTAGCCATATTATAAATTTATAATAACAAAATCACTTGAGTTGAACGCGTCATCGTTTAACAAGTAATCAATTTTAATTTTTGCAGTGTGTTCTTTTGTTCCAATACCAGGTACTCTAAAAACTCGTTCATCATTACCATTAACAAACGTTCCTTTATCTTCCTCACCCTCTGACGCTGGTGTTACCTCTAATTTAGTAATTGTAATACCGGGAATATATTCTTTAACAGAATCCCTAATTTCAGATTCTATTTGTGAAAAAGTTGGTCCATCTAATGGTTCAAATAAATACTCATACAATCTTGTACCAAAATCAGGTAAATAATATCGAGTACCTTTTCTTGTTAGTAATAAATGAATTAGATTTGAACGTATCTCTTCCCTATTCGTGTTTGATAAATCAAGATATTTACCATCATACGAATCCCTAAAGGGAAAATTAATACCATATGTTAATCCTTCTGCCATATAACATAAATATAATGTCGTTATAAATTTTTTGTATAACGTTATAAAATAAAAAACTCTCGACATTGCCGAGAGTTTTCATAATTTACGGTTTTTTTAAGATGAACACCCAAAACATTCAAATTCTGAATCTTGAGGTTTTTGTGGTATCACATCAACTGTTGGTTTTTCTTTCACAGGTTTTTCTCTTTTTGAGATATCCACCGCTAAGTGTTTAGCCCCCGTCGAAATCGCTTTAGTTCGGATATAATAACTTAAAGTCTTTAACCCTCTCTCCCAACCGTGAAAGTGAGATGAGGTAATTTTTGACAATGTTGGGTTACTCATATAGATGTTCATTGATTGTGATTGGTCAATATATGGAGCTCTGTCAGCCGCCATATCAATCAATTCTCTTTGTGAAATCTCCCAAATCGTTTTATACTTAGACATTAAGTGTTCTATTCGTTTAACTTTCTTGTTGTAATTTTTGTCCTCAACATCAAGATAATGATTAAAATTAACGTTCTGAATTGAACCCTCATTTAGTATGATATCATTTTTCAAATCTTCAGACCAAATTCCTAATTTTTCAAAATCTTGTATTAAGTACTTATTTACTATCAAAATCTCACCACCTACAACTCGTCTGTTAAACAATGCCGAATGAGCGGGTTCTGTCATTTCAAATGAACCTGTAATTTTTGCTGAAGACGCAACAGGCATTTGAGCCGTGAATAATGAATTACATACACCGTATTTCATTACACTTTCTTTTAATGAAGTCCAATCCCACATTCCTGATAAATCATCCTCAGTCATCCCCCACATATCAAATTGGAATTCCCCTTTTGACATAGGTGAACCTTTGAAGTATTCATAAGGTGCATATTTTTCTTCAATACATAATTGGTTACTTTCAGTGATTGCTGCAAAGTAGATAGTTTCGAAAATTTGTTTGTTTAAATTTCTCGCCTCCTCAGATGTGAATACGTAATCTAATAAATAAAATACGTCAGCTAATCCTTGAACCCCGATAGCAATTGCTCTTTGTTCTAAACCACCTTTTCTTCCTTTCTCAGTTGAGTAACTATTAATATTAATTACTTTATTTAAAGTTCTTGTAACCTTTCTTACCTCATCAAACAATAATTTGAAATCAAATTTACCTTCAACAATAAAGTTTTTCAACACCATTGATGATAACGTACAGATTGCTGTAGTTTCTTCATCTGTGTATTGGAAAATTTCAGCACATAAGTTAGATTGGTGAATAACCCCAATATTTTGGTGGTTAGTTTTTCTATTTGCGTTATCTTTAGAACATAAATAAGGAACACCTGTTTCAATTTGAGACTCAATAATCTTAGTCCAAATTTCAGTTGCACTTACTTTTTTACCAAGACCTAACTCAACCGCTTTCTCATAAGTTTCTTCATACTCAGAACCGTAAGACTCTTGTAATGGTTTCAATCCTGCCTTCTTAATATCATTAGGACAGAACAAATACCAATCAGAATTATTTCTAACCGCCTTCATAAAGTTATCAGGAATCCACAATGCAGTAAATAAATCTCTTGCTCTCAACTCATCTTTACCTGTATTCTTTTTGATATCCAATAAATCAAAGATATCTTTATGCCAAGGTTCGATGTAGATAGCCGCACTACCAGGTCTTCTACCTTGTTGATTAAAGAATCTTAATGATTCATTAACAATTTTAAGATACTTTAATAATCCACCCGCAAAACCACCTGAAGTAGTTATACGACTTTCTTTACTTCTTTGGTTTGACATACATAATCCAATACCTGCAGCGTCAGATGAGTATGTTGAGATATCATTTAAAGTACCTAACAAACCTTGTCTTGAATCCGAATTGTTGTAATGTAACACACAAGATGCTAACTGAGGGATTAACGTTCCTGAGTTAATCATAATTGGTGTCGCTTTAGAAATTCTTTGTTCTGACAATGATTTGTAATAATCAACCGCCTCTTCGTAACTATCAGTCACCCACAACGCAATCCTCATATACATATGTTGTGGTCGTTCAACAACCTTACCATTCGGTAACTTCAACAAATACATTTCTTGTAACGCTTTCCAAGCAAAAAAGTCAAAGTTATAATCATTCTCGTGATTAATAATTGAATCAATATTACTTGGTCCGTATTTCTCGATAACACTCATTAAATTATCGTGAACAACACCTTCACTATGTAATGTGTGCATAGTTTCACTAAAACTATCAACCGTATCTTTGTGATACGATGAGATAGCAACTGATGACGCTAATCGTGAATAGTCGTGATGACTACCGGTGTATGATGACGCAATCTCATACACCAATTTATCCAATTCTTTTGTTGTGATATAACCCTCAGTTGGTAGAGAAGTTGTCACTTTAATAAAAATCTCATCAAAGTTAACATTAAGACCTTTGGCGGCCTTTTTAACTCTGTTGTAAATTTTTTGAGGATTAAATGATTGTTTCTCCCCGTTTCTTTTTTTAATTTTTAATGACATCATAATGATTATAATATTTTATTAAAACTCATCAGTAAAAGAAATTGTTTCATTCAATTTCGCCTTTTGATATTCAAGTGTTCTATTTTCAAAGAAATTACCTTTAGTTTCAACCGCAATCTGTTCCATAAATTTGAAAGGTTGTTCGACATTAAATTCTTTACTACAACCTAACTTATATAATAAACCATCAACAACGAACTCTAAATATTGTTTCATTAAATTAGAATTCATCCCAATTAATGATACAGGTAGTGATTCAGTTATAAACTCCTTTTCAATCTCTAACGCTGAAAGTAATATTTCTTTAATTCTTTTCTCACTTGGTTTGTTGACAATATGGTTATTTAACAAGTGAATTGCGAAATCACAATGAAGATTCTCATCTTTAAAAATTAATGAGTTAGCATCACATAATCCTTGCATAATCCCTCTTGATTTTAACCAAAATATTGAACAGAACGAACCTGAAAAAAAGATTCCTTCAACAGCGACAAACGCTATCAATCGTTCTTGAAACGATGCGTTTTCAATCCAATCTAAAGCCCATTTAGCTTTTTTCTGAACTGCCGGTAGTCTGTCAATCGCGTGGAAACAATCGTCCTTTTCTTTTGAGTCTGTGATATAAGTATCAATTAATAAAGAATAAGTTAAAGAATGTTCATTCTCCATAGCAACTTGAAATCCATAGAAAAACTTAGCTTCAGGAAACTGAACCTCTCTTGCGAAGTTCTCAGCAATGTTTTCATTAACAATACCATCAGATGCCGCAAAAAATGCTAAAATATTTTTAATGAAATATTTTTCATTATCTGATAAATTACTCCAATCTCTGATATCATCACTTAAATCAAATTCTTCAGCCGTCCAAAACGCTGCTTTGTGTTGTGCGTAAAATTCCCAAATATCGTGGTATTGGATTGGGAATACTACAAATCTATCAGGATTTGTTTCTAAAATTGGTTCTACTTTATTTTCCATATTATTGTTCATCTTTTTTATTTTCATCATCTTTTTTCTTCTGTGC